GTTGTGTTCCACGCCTCTACGGATTGAGAGTTAGGATCAAGCTGCATGTGCGGGAACATGGCTGAGTACACTGGTTCGCGCACCAAATCACGGACTTTTCTCGAAAACCGCATGGGTAGGTCGAGGTTGTACCCGACATTGATGATTTCATGCTCAGGATTACGTCCTAAGTGCCACGCAGGGAAGCGGATCGAAGCGATTTCCGATTTACCATGCCGAGGTGGCATCAGGAGCATAAGCCTAGGGGACTTTTTCTCCAGAACTTGCTGGCTAAACCGCTCGAGGCGGCGGCAAATATCGTCATGCACCCAACCGGCCTGGTACGTTGGGTGAGTTTGACTCGTAAACTGAAGCAGGCGGCGGCGTGCCAGTTCGCGGCGAGCTAAGATCTGCTTAACTGTCGATTTGTTCGCCATCTTCTATGACTTCGAAATCGCCCTCTAGTGCTTCGTCCTGAGATTCTTCGGCTAAGCGGAGAAGTTCTTCGTCCGACATAGTCTGTAACTTCTCGACCAAGACCTTACCAGACACCGACACCTCGACTTTGTGCTTGACCGGCTCGTAAAAACCACAAATTCGCCCAATTTCGCGCCAACCTGCAACCATAACGGCCGGGTCGGCCTTCACTCGGGCCATGTCGATGGCTTCTTTCATGCCATCGACGACCTTTTTCCGGGTCATCTCGTTGGCTTTAGCAAACAATTCCCGCTCTTTGGCAATAGCAGCACGGATTTTGGGGTTTCCCGTCAGCGTAGACACGATCCCATTCTTAGCTACAGTCTCTGAGTACCCGGCGGCTCGGGCTGCGGCAGACTGCGTCATACCGTTCCAGACTACGTTCTTAACAAAATTGGCTTGCTGATCAGTCAGCGGGCGGTCTATTTGTACTTTTTTGAGTTTCTCGTGCGAATGGAGCGCGTCCAGAGAGGCTAAGTCCGCGGCTCGACGCTCGTCCCTAGTCAACTTCTTGTCTTTGAGTTCCATAGGACTAAATTTAACACAGGTTAGTTGGTAGTGTAAGTGGGCGCTTACTTGTTAAGTTGAGTATTTTAGTCAAGTATTTAGAAAATTAGGGCTGAGTGACTGAGCAGCTCCCCTCCCCCTTCGCCCCACAAGAGCCCCCCTACTTCGGTTTTGGTTTCGGATCTCATAAGGGACCCTAGTCACCAGCTCTAAAAACTTTTTTGCAAACGTTCCGGCACCACGCCCCCGTACCCAGCCCCAGCACCGCGCCTCCCTGCACTATCCCCTCAGCACCTCGCCCTCAGTACCAAGTCTCAGCACCACGCCGCTCTGCGACTCGTACTCAGCACACAACCCTCGGTACCAAGCTTCCCAGTGCTTCGCACTGGCTGCCCTTTATTTTTGTTCTTTCCAGAACATATGCAATTTAACTTAAATCTAAGAGGACATACACATGAAGACTATGACTAAGACTATCAACATTGTCGTGCCTGATATTGCAGCCATCGCTACCTCGATCAAAGAGAAGCTTCCTAAGTACAAACGCTCGAAGAACCTCGAGCCTGTGCACGAAGAGCCTTTGTCCGACGAGCTTATCGCAGCTATATCGAAAACCGCTGACGCGCAGGTACGTTCCATGGATCGATACACGCTCATGACTTGTGTCTGGGTTAACACAGTTGAGTACTGGGAGAAACAACCCGCTGCAGCTGTAGAGCAGTACATCAAGTGGTGGGACAAGCAGGTTAATAAGGAGGAGTCAAAATGAGTACTGGTAACTATTACGTAGCGCCTAAGAATCTATCCATTCACGACAGAGTAAAGGATGCGTTTAAGTCTTACGAAACAGGTAGGGTTGATCTCGATCAAGTAACAGACAAGTTGATTCAGATAAGAGCTCTATCAACTGCGTTGCGAGCGATTAACGCTATGAATGAAGAGTCAATGTCAGAGGTATATGCGTACTTAGGAAAGTTCAGCCGTTGACAATACTAGGAGCTTATAAATGAGTATTGAATTTATAACTGGCTTAGAACCTAGGGACCTAGAACTTAGTTCTGATCCCGTGGCTTCCGTTGAGGATATTCTCACCCGCCTCGAGGAAGATATTGAATTAGGGGTGATAACCATTGAAGAAGCTAACTTTTATCTTAAAGATCTAATCGGAGAATGATTATGTTTGAAGTAATTGAAAACCTAGACCGTGCCGCACAAGTACCAGCGTACAAGGCTATTGTTCATAGTTCCATGGCTCGTACCATCGGATCCATCAGTGCTCATATCAAAGGACAGAGGTTCCTAGAACGTCAGGCTGAGCAAGAAAGTGGTGAAGTAGGGCAGACTATAGATAACCGTAATTTCATCGATTCTGACAATGAATACGAACGTACTGCCCCTTATGGCTTAGATGTTATCCCTTCGCACTTTGAACGAGCTCGCTTAATGCACAGCGTTTATAACTGGGCATCTCAGCAGCTCGAGAATATTTCACAAAGTAAATGGGATGACCCATTAACGTTGGAACAAATGCTCGATTATATGCAAAACAATGCAGGCACAATCAGTGACGCTTTTGTCCACGCTTTATCTACCGCGACCAAAATTGCTGTCGACGACCTTAAACGTTTCAATGACATCAATGAACGTATGGAAAAAGAACGGTTCGCAAATGATCGACCAGAAATTATTGACGTGTTTAATAGTTTCGATGGATTTGGCTCCTCACTTGCAATCGATGAGCTTCCACCAATTACCCAGTACCAACTTGCTGGCAAAGTAGTTGACGGTCTCATAAAAGAAAAGAGCCGAGCAATCACGCGAATTATGCGCAGTAAGCGTATCGATCAACTGGCTGACCTAAAACTCATTGACGACGGTATTGACCAAATCAAAAACTGGGCAGACACCTTTCACACGAAACATCGTACTGAGATCGATGACGCTATCCACAACGGTGCCGCAGTATCTGACGATCTGTAACACCTAAACCAGCCGCGGCCGTCTTAGGATGGTCGCGGCCCTACCAAAGCCAGGGAGTTCATGGGCAATGAGCACACAATTTCACGAATTTAAGATCGCAGGTAACAGGTTCATCGTAATGAGGATTGACGAAAATGATCATCGAAAGCGGAGTAATAATCTTCTTAGGTCTCGTCTTACTAGCCTTAAAACTGCCACTCAAAGTAACCTTGCGCTGGCTAGGTGTGCCGTTCGTACTCGATCTAAGCGCATCAGCACTAGCGTTCATCATGCACTACGGCACGTTCTCGGGCGTCATGGCAGCAGCAGTCGCAGGTCTGATGGTATCAGGCTTTAGTTCAGCAGCCAGGTACGCAGTCGGCTACATCAAGGACAACAACTACTACCCCGGCAAGATCTGGGATGTACGCGAAAAACTGCTCTAGCAGCACTCTGCTAGGCCATTTTTTGCCTTTTCCTTTAAAATCAACGACCTAGCAATCCTAGCAAAAACGGCACATAACCTCCCCTATATATAATGTATATTTACATAAATACATATTTTTTTAATTTGTTAAAAGAATAGGTGCTAGGAATGCTAGGAATGCTAGAACCCTTACTGCTATTGACTCCCCCCCTATCAAACCTAGCACGCTCTAGCATTCTGTATGCAAATAACCTTGCAATAAGTTAGTAAGTACTCACATCAGAAAATGTTAGTGATCACTAACATAAACCCAATTTCGGCTTTTGCAAAATGCTAGAACACAAGTATACTTGCCGTCCTTCTACTGACTCTAAAACTACAAAACGGAGCGCATATGGACTTCGATTTTCTGTCTGCGGACAAGCCAATCGTCAAAAAGTACGAACTCAACGCAGACAATTCCATTCACAAGCACAGTTATCCATTCATCTACGAAGTCACTAGCCACCACGAACGCTGCTCTAAAATCGAAGACCTTTATCAAGCCATCGCAGACCACTCAACTCGTGGGCACTGCCTGCTTAAAGGCCGCCTCACCCGCCCTCTGTCCGCAGAATCTAGGGCCGGAACAACTAATCCAGACGACCCCACACGCTGGATCTGCCTCGACCTTGACGGCATAGACAACTACGCCTCAGTTGACGAGTTCTTAGCCGACATCGGAGTCGGGGACTCCGACTACGTCCTACAGTGGTCCTCGTCTCAAGGTATCGAATCTCAAGCCGGCCTGCGCTGCCATGTCTTTATGCTGCTTGATAAAGAAACCCACCCCAAGATGCTGAAATACTGGCTCCAACAACTCAATCTAGTAACTTCGAACATAGAACGTCAGCTCGAACTAACCAAAACCGGTAACAGCCTCCGTTTTCCACTCGACATCACCACATGCCAAAACGACAAACTCTTGTATATAAGCCCACCGGACCTTGGTCCGGGAATCTCAGACCCGTTCGCCTCCAAACCACGTATTGAGCTCATCAAACGCAAAAGACGTACAATCACCCTCCCTCAAGTGCTGCCTACACGCGAAGCCTTACGCCAGCAAGTAGACTCAAAGGTCAACTTTCTTCGAGCCAATGCCGGGCTTCCTAAGCGCCGTAGTACTAAATTCAAATTCGCAGGCCAGATCGAGTACATGGAAAAACCCGACTCGGCCGTCATCACTGACGTAAAGTCCGAACGCAATTTCGTGTACTTCAATTTAAACGGCGGGGATTCATGGGCATATTACCACCCGATCGATAACCCACAATTTATCTTTAATTTCAAAGGCGAACCCGTATATCGCACTCAAGACTTGCTCCCTGAATACTGGGCCCGTCTCTCCTCTAGTGCTCAATCAGGTAAACCTGATCACGCAGGACGTATTTACTTAGCATTTCGAGACTTCAAAACCAGCAACTACTACAACGGCTACTACGACCAGGGCGCGGAGCGCCTAACCTTGGCGCAAGCCAAATCCGAGACCCAGCTGCGTCAATTCATGGCACAACACAACCGCCCCATGGGCGAAAACGTGCCTGATTGGGACATTATTTGGGACCCGCACAGCTCCACAGTAGTAGACCCTACCAATCGGTCTCTGAATATCTATCAGCCTAGCGAATACTTCCAAATGGAGCCGAGCAGCTTACCTACTCAAATCCCTCCTACAATCGAAAAAATAATCGACCACGTATTAGGTAACGACCCACAAACAGTAGATCACTTCATAAATTGGTTAAGCGTGATCGTGCAAAAGCTAACGATCACAGGCACTGCTTGGGTATGGCAAGGCACACAAGGCACAGGCAAAGGAATTTTGTTCCACAAGATCCTAACTCCGATTTTTGGAGATCCAAACGTTGTTTCGAAGCGAATGGAGGAACTAACTTCTGAATTTACAGAATTTATGGAAAATAAATTCATTGTATTCATCGACGAAATTGAGTCTGGACGGAGTCTGTACCACAACAAAGTGATGTCAAAGCTAAAGAATCTGATCGTAGAACCTACGATTTCGATTCGGAAAATGTATACCTCAGCGTTCAACGCCAAAAACTACGCCAATATGATCTTTGCGTCGAATAAATCGATGCCTGTTGAAGTCGAT